ATCTGTCGGGGAACCACGCTGGAGTACACCCCGGACGCCGACGAGAGCCGGGCCGGGGCGGTGGTGCTGGAAAACGCGCTGACCGACAACGAGAAGGCCATGACCGGCATGGGCACGAAGGTGCTGATCTGGCCGGACAAGAAGGCCTTTGACACGGTGAGCGGGGAGCTGACGGACCTTGCGGCGGCGTGGACGCTGAGCGGAGGGACCATGACCGTGACCCCCTGCGACGGCGAGGGCCGGACCTACGCGCCGGACGGCGTGGGCACGACCGAGCCGGAGAGCCCGGCAGACGGGCAGTTGTTTTTGAAGGGGGACGCCGAGAGCCCTTACGGCGCGGGCAGCGTACTGCTGAAGTACAGCGCGAAGAACAAGAAGTGGAGCGAGATCCTGCTGACGAGCCTGCGGCTGCACTGCCCGGGCCTTGGCAGCGTGCTGAAGGAAGGCGACACCGTGACGGTGAGCGGGATGCCGGGCACCGTATGCAGTGCGGCGGCGGCCGGGCTGAACGGCGAGGTGAGCATCAGCACACTGGACGGGGACGACGTGATCACGACGCTGGCCGTGCCGGAGGACAGCACCCGGTACTATGGCAGCTGGACCGTGACGGCCACCGGCACCAGCTGGCGAAGCGCCGACGGCAAGGTGACCGAGAACGAAGCGGCCGCAGCGCCGGTGAAGCTGGAACGGCGGGTGCCGGATCTGGACTTTGTGACCGAGCAGGGCAACCGGGTGTGGGGATGCAGCCGGGAGGAAAACAGCATTTATGCCTGTGCCCTGGGCGACCCCACCAACTGGTACAGCTACCGGGGCATTGCGTCGGACAGCTACGCGGTGAGCGTGGGCAGCGACGGCGCGTTTACCGGGGCGGCCAGCTGCCTGGGGTACCTGCTGTTTTTTAAGGAAAACTGCATCCACAAGCTGTACGGCTCGAAGCCAAGCGACTACCAGATGAGCAGTGTACGGTGCCGGGGCGTGGCGGCGAATGCGGCGGGCAGCCTGTGCGTGATCGCGGAGACACTGTATTATCTGTCGCCGGACGGGGTGATGGCGTGGAGCGGAAGCCTGCCTGCCAAGGTGAGCGGCGCGCTGGACACCGGGAAGCTGACGGCGGTGGACCGGGCCGTGGGCGGGCAGCTGGATGCGCGGTACTACCTGTACCTGCACCGAAAAACGGACACGGGCAGCGGGCGGCTGCTGGTGTACGACACCGAGCGGGGCCTGTGGCAGGAGGAGAGCGCGGCGGGCACCGGGATGGTGAGTACCGGCCAGCAGCTGTACCTGTGGGACGGCAATGCCCTGTGGGCGGCCGACCCGGAGCGGGAAGTGAGCGGCGAGGACGAGACGGGGCTGAAATTTGAGGCCGTGACCGGAGACATCGGCCTTGCCGTGCCGGACGACAAGTACATCAGCAGGGTCACGCTGCGCATGGATGCACTGGCCCACACGGTGCTGACCGTGGCGGTGAGCTACGACGGCGGGGACTGGGAGACGGTGAGCAGCTGTGCGGTGACGAGGGACCACCAGCGGGTGAACCTGCCCTTTGTGCCCCGGCGGCACGACACCATGCGGCTGAGATTTGCAGGCACCGGACAGATGGTGCTGCGGAGCATGGCCTTTACGTTTGCGGATGCAGCAGGGGCAAGGGTGAGCGGCGCGGTGCCGAGACGATGAAAGGAGAAGAAAATGGCAAGCATTGCGGGACTGGCGGGCATCGGCCTGCCGAGCTTCAGCGACCAGATGCCGGAGGCGGACGCGCGGGCGCTGAAGAACTACCTGTACCAGCTGAACGAGCAGCTGACCTATGTGCTGACCAACCTTAGCAGCGAGAACATGAGCGAGGATTATCTGAGCGGAAAGGAGAGCTGAAGATGAGCAGACTGAGCAACGCGCGGAGCGAGCTGGAGCGCTTTGAACAGACGAAACCGGCCGACTACCAGAGCAAGTACAAGGGCCAGATCGACAACGTGATGGGCAAGCTGGATGATCTGGGCGGTTACGACTATGACCCGGCGGCCGATACGGCATACCAGCAGTACAAGAGCGAGTACACCCAGAAGGCGAAGCTGGCGAACCAGAACGCGCAGGCCAGTGCCAGCGCACTGACCGGCGGGTACGGCTCTAGCTACGGCACCCAGGCGGGCCAGAAGGCCTATGCGGCGACCATGAGCGACCTGGACAACGTGCTGGACAGCCTGACGAGCCAGAGCCGCAGCGAATACAACACCCGGAAGAGCGGGCTGCAGCAGGAGCTGAACGGCCTGCAGGAGGCCGAGCAGAATGACTACAACAAGTACCAGAAAGACCTGTCGAACTGGTACAACGACCTGAGCTACAGGCAGAACGAGTACAACAACGCCTATGCACAGCGGCAGCAGAACGTGAGCAGCACCCTGAACGGGCTGTTCAGCGTGCTGGGCATTGCGGCGCAGATCCTGCCGTTTTTCTTTATCTGAGAATGGAGGTAGAGCATGGGGACCATCAAGAGACTGAACGACCAGCAGAAACAGCAGGCACAGGCGGAAGCGGCCATGCCGGGGGCGTATGAGAACCGCTACGACGAAGGGATCCAGAACGCGCTGGCGGGCATGGACAGTGCCAACAGCGCAGGACTGGGCTTTGACAGCCAGAATGACACCTACCGGGGCGCCCTGAGCCGCCTATTTGGCAACGCGGGCGCGGGGGCCAGTGCGGCCGAGCAGGTGGCAAACAGCCTTAGCGGCGGGTACGGCACGGACTGGGCCAAGAGCGCGGCACAGCAGGCGGCGGCCGGGGAGACGGGCCAGACCGCCAACGTGTACGCCCAGGCACGGGCGGATGCGCTGAGCCAGTGGCAGCAGGAACTGGCCGGGCAGGGCACCCAGCTGAATAACCTGCTGAACCAGGACCAGCTTGCGCGCAGCGAGTACGACGGCAGCGTGCAGAACGCGGCGGACTGGCGGAATTACCGGTACGGCCGCACCCAGCAGGCCCGGCAGGAGAACAGCGACTTTTTGAACAACGTGTGGAACGTGATCAAGAATGTAGGCAGCGATGTGGGCAAGGCCTATGATGCCTACATGGGTTACAGCCAGCAGAAGGCAAATGCCATTACACAGGCGAAGGAAGAGTACCGGAACGGCAACGTGGACGGCGCAAAAGCAATCCTGCGAATGTACCGAATGGACGAAAACATGTTTGACAACCTGCAGGGCGTGAGTGACCTGACGGTGCAGCAGAATGCGGCACTGCTTGAGGGATTCAACATGCTGCAGCAGGGTGCGCCGGAGGAGATGATCACACAGTATCTGCAGCCTTACGGGCTGAGCTACGATGTGCTCAAGAACTGGTCCGGCCTGTCGCAGACGGACAAGGACAATCTGGATTACCTGATCAAGGCGGGCGACATTACGGCATCGGGCAACGACAAACTGGGGCAGACCATTGCGAAGGCGGTGGGGTATGGAACGGACAGCATGGACGACTACAGCACCATTGCAAACCGGGTGAACCAGAGCAACCTGAACTATCTGGGCGGACAGCTGGCACTGCAGAACCGGTACAAGACCACGACCGGGACAGGAAGCGGGAGCGGCGGAAAGAACAGAAACCAGAACACAAACAAGCAGAGCAACAAGACAGACGGGTACACCCAGCCGCAGCTGAACACGATGCTGAAAGCATACAACAGTATGAAGCCGGATGACAAAAGCTACAGCTACTATACCGATGTGCTGGCGGATGGGGGACGTATCGACCGGCTGAGCGGCGTGGGCAACCCGGGAAAAGCCAACGGCACAGCCTGGGAGCAGGGCATGTACAACGCGCGGAAGATGGCCAACAGCGGGTACAGCCAGAACCAGATCGCAAGCGAGCTGGCCAACAACACGAGCCTGAGCAGCGACCAGATCTCGGCCATTATGAACCAGATCGACTACGAGTGGCGCGGAACGAAGTGATGAGGTGAGCGTATGGGATGGAGCGCACAGGACATTGAAAAGCTGCGCAAACAGAATAATGGGCAGAAGAGCACAGCGAGAACCGGCCAGAGCGCGGCACCGAAAAGCACGACGGCCCCAGCGCGGAGCAGCGGAAGCACCGGCTGGAGTGCGGAAAAAATCGACGCGCTGCGGACGGGCAGAGGAACCAAGCCGGCGGCCAAAAGCACCGACGCCTGGGTGAACCGGAGCGCTGGCACCAGCGTGCGCAGCACGGCACAGAAGGCCGGGACGCAGAGCGCGGGAAAGAGCAACCAGAAACCCACGAGCGGAAGCCTGAGCGCGCAGGTGCTGGGGCAGATGACCGGGACCAAGAGCGGAAAGACCTATGCCGAGCGAAACAACGCCATGCCGATGCAGAGCGCGAGCGGTGCGCTGGCCAGCGCACCGAACGCGGAGAGCGTAAAAAAGCAGATCAAGGATGCGGACGCAAAGCGGGTGGAGAGCTGGTATGCGCGGGATGCGCAGCAGCTGAAGCAGGAGACGGAAGAGCTGAAGGCAACCGACAAGTTCAGCGATTTCGACCGGCTGAACCAGTGGATGGATGCAGACCCGCAGCACCGGCAGCTGGTGCGGCTGCTGCGCACCGGCAAGGGGAACAAGACCTATGCTGAACGAAACAACGCCATGAAGCCGACAAGCGTGAGCGGGACAATGGCCAGTGCGCCGACGGCAGAAACGAGCACGGAAAAGCGGGAGTACACCGACGCGGAGCTTCTGGCCAAGGGCTACAGCCGCAAGCAGATCCACGAGGCGCGGCAGTACATTGCCGACTTTGATGCCCTGCCGGACTGGCAGCGGGCGGCGCGGCGCACCTCCAACACGATCGGCGGCATTGTGGACACGGTGGCGTCGGCCCCGCTGATGGCGGGCGAGACGGCCGTGCGGAGCGTGCAGAACGCAGTGGAGACCGGCAAAAACTGGAACGAGCTGCAGGAGAGCGTGAAGAGCGACAACCGGCAGTGGAAACTGCTGTGCCTGATGACCGGCGGAAAGACCCAGTATGCAGGGCGGGACAACGCCATGCAGCTGAACAGCAGCGGGGTGATGGCGGCCCCGGCCCAGAGCACCGGCATGGCCTACACGGACGAAGAGCTGAAGGCCAAGGGCTACAGCCAGAGCGAGATCGACCGGATGCGGGCGCGGATCAGCGGGGCAAAGGTGAGCGAGGGCATCGACCCGGAGAAGAGCCTGGGCTACCAGATGTACAAGCGCGGCCAGCAGCTGAACGAAGCGGCGCAGGCGGGCATGAGCCCCATTGCGCGCCAGCTGATGGGCGTGGTTACCAGTGCGGCGGAGAACCTTGCGGTGGCGGGCGTTAGCCCGGCGCTGGTGCTGCCGGTGCTGAGCGCCCAGGGCGGCGCGGAGAGCATGGGCCAGAGCATCGAGAAGGGCGAGAGCGCAGGCAAGACGCTGGCAGGCGGCCTTGCGAAGTTTGGCGCGGGGTGGGCCATCAACAGCGTGGGCGCGGCAGACCTTGCCCGGACCATGGGCAGCGACTACGCCAAGGACACGCTGGCGGGCAAGCTGGCGGACATGGTGCGCAGCGTGGCGGACAATGGTGTGCTGGCGCAGCAGTACCCGACGGTGGCGAATGCGGTGTCCGGCGGCATTGACAATGCCATGCAGGCCTTTGTGGAGACCTATGCGGACAAGGCCATTGACGCGGCCCTGGGCGACGCGCAGGCGGCCGAGGAGATGTTCAGCCGAGACACCTTTTTGCAGGCGCTGGAAAGCGGCCTTTCCGGCGGCGCATCCGGCGCGCTGGGCGGTGCCGTGGGCACGCAGCTGGGAAAGATGCGGGCGGCGCTGGAGACGGAAGGACAGACCGGACAGCGGAATGAACCATCTCCGTCAGTGCAGGGCGCTGACAGCTCTCCCGAGGTGGAAGCCTTGGGAACGGCGGCAAGTGAGGCAGTGACGGAGCAACAGACCGTGCAGAGCAGCAACCCGGCGGTGCAGCAGCTGGCCGAAGCGATGGACAGCGGGACCCTGACAAGCAGGACCATCAAGCTGTTTACCCCGAACGAGGCCAACGAAGCAAACCGCGCGGCCTTTGCCGAGGCATACGGGATGGAGCTGCCCGAAACGGCGGCACAGACCCGGCAGGTGCTGCGGCAGATGGAAGCCGAGCGGAGCACGGCGCAGTCGGCACAGGAGGAACAGCAGGAACCGGAAGCCGTGCAGCAGGAGCAGACCGGGGAACTGCAGGGCAGCGGCCGGGAGATCCGGGACGGCGTGATGACCACATGGAACCCGGACGGGACCGTGGAGACGCAGGTGCTGGATCCGGAGATGGCTGCGCGGACACAGGCCGAGCAGCAGGCGCAGGCGGCACAGAAGCGGACCGTGGAAAACACCGGGGAAACGGTGGAAACTCCCGCAGTCTCGCATTCGCTCGACAGCTCCCTCGGTGAGGGAGCCTTTGCACAGCAGGCGGAACCGACAGCCCTACGGGAGACGGCCGGGCTGGAAGTGCGCAGCGAGGGCGCGCAGAAGAGCAGCGTACAGCGGGAGCTGCTGCACTGGAAGGTGAGCGAGGGCGCGGCACAGACGCTGAGCCGGAACATGCCGACGGGCATTGCGGACGAGAGCCGGTATGCGGCGGCGGCCTCCAGCCTGTACCGGCTGGGACAGATGGAGGACGTGACCACCTTTGACAAGGCTATGGAGCTGGCGAAGGGCATGAACGGCCTTGCAGTGAACACGGACTATGTGCTGGCACAGCCCGGCGGCGCGGCGGCGCTGAAGATCGCGTGGCTGCAGGGCAAGGGCGAAGCGGAAGCCGGGGCCGTGCAGACCGGGACACCGGGCGGTGCGCTGAGCGAAAAGAGCGTGAGCGGCAGCGGACGGGTGCTGTACAAAGGCACCATGCGCACGGCAGACGAGGTGGCCACGAAGCTGATCGAGCTGAATGCGCGGGGCACCGACACCGATGCGGTGCTGAAGGCGGTGCTGGAAGGCGACGAGCGGGTGAAGGCCTATGTGGACACGGCTGCCGGACAGATCTTTTTTGCAGACAGCGCGGGAGACGTGTTCGGCACCGTGCTGCACGAGGACTGGCACTGGTATAACGCGCTGGACACCGAGGGCGCAAAGGCGGTGCAGCAGCATGTGATGGAGTATCTGGCCAAGAGCGAGGGCTTTGAGAACATTGACGAGCTGATCCAGAATAAACTTTCCGACTACGCACAGCAGGGACTGACCTACGGCGAAGCGGCGGAAGAGCTGGTGGCGGACGCCTGGCGCGGCATCTTTGACAGCGAGGAGAGCTTCAAGCGCTGGGTGGAGTTCCAGCGCGGGCAGGCGGAGAAGAACGCAGGCCGGGCGGGGACCATCCGCAAGGTGATGAACGCGGTGAAGGACCTTTTGAGCGACATCGTGAGCCGGGCAAAGGAAGTGCTGGCGAAGGACCCGGAGAACCGGGCAGCCCTGAAAGCCCAGCGACTGGCGGAAGCCGAGAAGCGGGCGCTGCAGGAGGAATACTTTGCCCACGCGGAAAAGGCCATGGACGCCCTGCGCGCGGCAAAAGAAAACGCCGCAGCCCTCAAGAGTGAGGGTGCGGCGCAGGGGGTGCGGTTCCAGCTGCACGAGGGAAAAGATTCTCTGGTGGAGCAGATGAACGGCCATCTGGACGAATTGGAAGAAATGAAACCGGTGGCGACAATCGAAGGAACAGAGGTGTCTTTCGGAAAAACGCGAAACGAAAACATTTCCAATGTTGAAGAATTCTTTGATTCTATAGGAAACAAAGTGATTCGTGAAAACTTCGGAACGGTGGAGTTGACAAAGAGCGGTGCACGTGCAACGGTGCAGCATGGGAACAGCAAAGCAAAACAGGTTGCGGTTGCTGCAGTCCCCGAAGTAATTCAAAAAGGAAAGCAAATCGGGTATGAGCAAAACTGGCAGGGACGAGGGTATGATACTTATGTCTTTGCAGCGCCCGTCGAAATTGACGGAACAAAGCTGTATGAAGGCGTGATTGTAAGAGAATACACCCGGCAGAATGGCATGAAGAATTTCTATGTTCATGAGGTATGCTGGACAGATGGAAGCTATGTGACGTTTGACACTGAGGGAAATATGACAAAAAAAGAAGATACTCCCACACAGCTCCCGAAAGCTGTGCGGAGCACCCTTGCGGATGCTCAGGAAGTATCTTCTGACACTACTATAGCACAAACCTCTGCCAAAAGCAAGGAAAACAATGCAGCTGTGCAGAAAAATGTGCGCTATCAGCTGGCGGAGCAGGATGAGCTGGCAAAGCTGCGCACCGAACAGCAGCAGCTGACCAAGCAGCGCAGTGCCCTGAAGGAAGAACGCAGTGCATGGCTGAACAGTGCCGAAGTGCAGCGGATCGAGGCAAAGAAAAAGGCGCTGGGCGTTTTTTCCGCAGAGGGCAAGGCCTACCGGGACAGCGCAGAATACCAGGACTACCTTGCAAAGCGCAAGGAGTACAACAGCCGCCTGGCCGCGCTGGAAGAGCGGGACAGCGCCCTGACGGAGCAGATGAAAGCAGCCAATGAGCGTCTGCAGCAGCGGAAGGACGCCCAGGCCAAGGATGCACAGAACGCCTACAATGCCAGAGCCAAAGCGTACGGCGGCAATGCGGAGTACCGGCGGATGTTGGCGAAGGAGCAGTTCGGCGTGACGGAAGAATTCCGGCGGGCAGGGTACATTCTGCCGGACGGCCAGATGCTGGACTTTGCCCAGAATGACCGTAGCCGGGACACCGACCACCGGGAAATTCTGGAGGTGTTCGGCCCGGCAGAAGTAAAGACCGGCACGGAAGCGCTGAACGAGTTTTTGCTGGACGGAAACGTGCGCGTGATGGCGGAGGGGCCGGGCATCGACCTTTCTGCGGACGCGGAGCCGACCGCGCAGCAGCTGGAACAGATCCGGAAGATGGTGGACGAGCTGAGCGGGGAACGCGGGCAGTTCATTCTGGACATTTCCACGGCGGACGGACGTGTGGCGGCAAGCAAAGCGTACAGCGGGAGTGTGGACGCGGACAAAGTGGTGCGGGAAATCCGGGACTATTACAGGACCGGGGAGCTGGCACAGGAAAGCGAGTTGGCAAGATTCCGCTACCAGCTGGCAGAACAGGCGAGCCAGGACGCGAAGCGGAACGAGCAGCAGCAGGCAAGCCGGGTGATCGCCGAGAAGGCGGCGGCGCTGGACACACTGAGCCAGTTTTTTGGGCTGACAAAGTGCGTGAATGTGAGCCGGAGCGCGGTGGACGAGCTGGCCGGGCGCTGGCTGAAGGCCAACGGCAGCAAGGCGGACCGGGCAAAGCTGGCGCAGGAGACCGAAGTGCTGGTGAACTACATGCAGGCGGACGGCGCGGACATGAACAAGGCCGAAGCGCTGGCCGAGACGCTGGCAGGGGAGATCCAGGACGGGGCAATGTACCGCAACAGCGAACTGTGGGACGAGTACCCGGAGCTGCACAAGCTGGAGTACACCGTGAACAAGAGCGGGCAGGCAAAGGCCGAGCTTGTGAAGCGGTACGGAAGCTGGAGCGAGGCGGTGGCCGAGGCACGGCGCCACGGCGTGACCCTGCGGCAGGCCGAAGGCGTGCGGGACGGCAACCCGGCGGAGCAGTATGAGAGCCTTGTGAACGATGACCGCGCCGTGGGCGGAGTGACCGATGGAGCCAAGGCGCTGTGGAAGCAGGCCGCAGAGCAGGCCGGTGTGGCTGGCAGTCTGAGCTTCGAGAGCACCGAGTGGCTGGACGTGCTGATGAACCTGCACGACGCCATCAAGCCGAAGACCATGAGCCGCTTTGCGGACAAGGCCGAGTACGAGGACGCCAGAATGGAGCTGGCGGGCAGGATCATCGGGGATATCATGCAGCTGCCCCAGCTGACCGATGCCGAGGCTATTTTTGAGGGCATCCAGCGGCACAACCTGGAAGCGGCGAAGGCGGCTGCCGGAGACGCGGCGCGGGCGGCCGAGGTGGAAAAGGGCCTGCGGGGCGTGCAGAAGGTGCAGAGCCGGGAATTCAACCGGCGGCTGGCCGAGAACCAGCGCACAGCGGGCCGGAACGCCGAGGTGCAGCATGTGAGCGAGCTGCAGAAGCGGAACGCGAAAGCGGAAAAGCAGCTGGACGCGAACCTGGAACTGCTGGGCGTGGACGTGAGCAACGTGGGCGATCTGAACGAGAAGCTGACCGTGCTGCGGGAGACCTACGAGCGGGAATGGAAAGCCGAACGCAAGCGGATGCGGACCGAACTGCAGCAGATGCGGGACGAGGCAAGGCTGGAGGTGCGGCAGCTGCGGGGCGAGAACGCCGACCTTGCCCGGCAGGTGCGGGACGAGCAGCGGCGTGCGGACAAGGCCGAGTACAGCCTGATCGTGCAGGAAAACGAGATCATGGAATGGGAGGAAGAGAACCAGCGGAAGGCCGAGGCCTGGCAGCAGAAGCAGGCGCAGCGGAACGCACTGGCCGCCGAGGTGGCACGCCAGCAGCGGGATGAGGAGATTGCCATTGCGAAGCGGGTGGCCGAGAAGCGGGTGCAGAAAGCGCGGGACGGCCGGAAGATGGACGAGCTGAAGCGGGGCATCCGGCAGGATGCGGCGGCGCTGAACCAGATGGTGCTGCGGCCGAGCAAGGGCAAGTATGTGAGCCAGCGGCTGATCGTGCAGGCGGCGGAGGTGGCAAAGATCGCCGACATGACCGTGCTGAACGACCGGGCTGTGAACCAGCTGACGCGGCTGCAGAACAGCATCCAGGCGAGCATGGGCAGCGAGGGCAGCCCCACGGCCATGACCACCGAGTGGGAGCAGACCGGGGTGCCGAAGCTGATCACGGCGCTGCAGACCGACCTGACGGCGTGGAAGGATGCAAAGCTGGCCGACTTACAGGCAAAGCTGGCGGAAGCCGAGGCGCTGCCCTACAGCGAGAAGGCACTGGCCTTGCAGGAGCGGCTGCGTAAGCGGATCCGGGAGACCGAGAGCCGCACCTACCTGCCCATGACGGTGGACCAGATGCGGATGCTGAAGGCCATCACCAGCGCGACGCTGCATGTGATCCGGAACGAGAACAAGACCGTGAGCCTTGCGAAGGCCGAAGAGGTGAGCAAGATCGCGGACGAGGCAGCCTATGAGGTGACACTGAGCAAGGGCAACCACCCCGGCGGGGCGCTGGACGGGCTGCAGAACCTGCTGACCAAGTACAACCTGGACATGCTGGGGGCCGAGCGGGTGCTGCGGATGCTGGGCGGCTACAAGAACGGCGGCCAGATGGAGAAGATCGGGCAGATGCTGAACGACGGCCAGTACCGGCAGACGAAGATCACCATCGAGGGCGAGAAGCTGTTTGCGGACGTGACGGGCGCAAAGCACGCCAAGGAAGCGCAGGCCTTTGCCGGGCCGGGTGCGGACCTTGTGGACGTGGGCCTGAGAGACACGGACCACAACGCGGTGCCGCTGACCCATGCGCAGCTGTGCAGTTTGTACATGCACCTGCAGAACAAGGACAGCCGGGAGCACCTGATGACCGGCGGCATGGTGGTGCCGGATGCGCAGCTGTACAGCAAGGGCGACGTGGAGCAGGCCTACCAGAAGGGACAGCTGGTGCAGCTGGGCATGCTGAGCGACGGAAACGGGGAAGCCATGGCGGACACCATCCTGAACACGCTGGAAGCGGCCATGACCGACTACGACCGGGCGTGGTGCGCGGACATGAAGGAGTTTTTTGGAACCTACACCACGAAGCTGATCAACGAGACGAGCCTGCAGCTGGTGGGCTACAAGCGGGCCACAGTGCAGAACTACTACCCCATTGCGGTGGACAAGGCTGCACTGGCGACCGAGATCGACGGAGTGAAGCTGGACGCGACCATTGAGGGCCGGGGATTTTTGAAGAACCGTGTGAAGAGCAGCAAGCCCATCCTTTTGGAAGAGTGCTCAAGCGTGGTGCAGCGCAGCCTGCGAGACACGGCGGCCTATGCGGGACTGGCCGCGCCCATCCGGGACGTGCAGAAGATCCTGAACGCAGGGGTGGAGACCCGGGACGGCGTGAAGACTCTGAAAAACGGCGTGATCAAGGAGCAGTGGGGCACGAAGGCCGTGAGCTACCTGGACGATCTGCTGACCGACCTGCAGACCACCCAGCGGCACCGCTCCAACGGCGTGAGCCGGATGCTGAGCACGCTGCGGGGCAACTACGCGGGGGCGGTGCTGACCCTGAACCCGGGCGTGGCCATTGCACAGGCGGCGAGCCTGCCGACGGCGGCGGCCGTGCTGGGCGGGGACACCATGGCGTCGGTGATGCCATTTGTGAAAAACCTGTCGCCGAAGCAGAAGGCGGCGCTGGAAGCGGAAATTGCCCAGCACGGGGACGTGCTTTTGCAGTGGCGGCAGCGTGGGACCGGAAAAGGCGAGCTGCAGAGCATCGGAAAGCGGGAGACGCTGGTGCAGAAGGGCATGGACAAGGTGCCCGGATGGCTGACCGGGTGGATCAACGGCATGGACGAGATCACGGTGGCGGCCCTGTGGGAGGGCAGCAAAGCCTATGTGAAGAACCACGCGGCGGAATTCGAGGGCGCGGGCGAGACCGGCAGCCCGGCATACTGGGAGGCGGTGAACCGCACCTACCAGAAGGTGATCGAGCAGACCCAGCCGAACTACACCGTGATGCAGCGGGCAGGCATCCAGCGCAACCCGGACGAGATGGTAAAGACCTTTACGATGTTCACGACCCAGCGCTTCCAGAATGCGGGCATCCTGATCGACGCGGTGGGCGACTGGAAAGCGCAGGCGGCGCGGTACAAGGCGGACGCCAGCGACGCGAACAAGGCAGAGCTGCAGCGGGCGACAAAGCAGCGGGACCGGGCCATTCTGAGCCAGGCGGCGCAGGTGGCGGTGTTTGCCGTGATGAAGATCGGCGCGGACTTCCTGCTGCACCGGTGGGACCGGGAGCAGGACGAGAACGGCGACGTGACCCTGAAGAGCATGGTGAGCCGCTTTTTCTCGCTGTCCACCGAGAGCACGATGGGAAACTTTTTGTGGGGCAGCGAGCTGTACAGCCTGATCGACAATGCCATCCAGGGCAAGGATTACGACGTGATCAGTGCCACGAACATCAGCGCGGTAAACGACATGGCGTCGGATGTGGTGAAGTTTACGGCGGAGCTGAAGAAGGACACCAGCGAGATGGACGAGGCGGAGCTGGAAAAGCACCACAAGAAGCTGATGGAGAAGGGCATGGCCCTGATCGAAAACGGCTTTGAGATCGTGGGGGTGCCCTACGGCAACGGCCGGAAGATGGTGGACGCAGTGCGCGGGTACTGGGACGATGCGCAGAACGTGGCGCAGGGCGGAAAATTTAGCTTCAACAGCCTGCCGGAGAGCGCGACCGGGCAGTATGACCGGCTGTACAACGCCTATGCCAGCGGCGACGCGGACGAGGCACAGGCGGCGGTGGAGAAACTGGTGGCCATGGGCAAGGAGGATGAGATCTACAAGCAGCTGAAAACGCGGCTGGTAAAATACGACAAAAAAGTGGAGGCTGCGGCAAAAGCACGAAATGCGGGAGACGATGAAACCCGCGTGAGGCTGACACAGGAAATCATCAGTGATGTGTATGACGTGATGGGAATCCGGAAGAATGTGAAGGAGGATGCAGAAAGGAGAAGTAAAGTTATTGACATGGTGACAGGAGATAACCGAGACGGAAAGGGAAGCGAAGGTGCTATCAATGTTAAAGCAGATGCGTTGCTGAAGGGCGACGCGGGCGACATGTACGCGGACCTGAGCGAGGCGGTGGACAGCCGGAAGGCGCAGGACGTGCAGGCCGAGTACGACCGGCTGGTGAAGGCCGGACGGACGCCGAGCAGCGTGAAGAGCAAGCTGACCGAGCTGGCAAAGCCGGAGTATCTGGCGGGCAGCGATGCGGACAAGCAGCAGCTGGCCGACGTGCTGCTGGCCCTGACCGACGCGGACGGGAAGGCCCTGTACACGGAAAAGACCTTTGCACAGTGGGAAAAAGCGGCGGAGAAGGCGGCACAGGCGGAACCGGAAGAGGACCCGTATGCACTGCTGCGGTGACAACCAGATGCCAACCAAGTGGCAGCCAAGTGGCAACCATCCGGTGACGCTTTGTCACCCATAGAAAGCACCCCGGCGGGCAAGACCTGCCGGGGTGCTTTTATAAAAGTACACGGTTTTTTGCAGGGCAGCGGGACGGTAGACTGGGAGAAAAACGGAAGGAGGAAAAGACCATGCAGGTAAGGATCGTGGAAAAGCGATTCGGCGGGGTGGAGTTTGCCCCGGAGATGAAGGTGCTGCACCTGGGCGGGCAGAGCAGCGCGAACGTAGAGCGGCTGGAATTTACCCTGCCGGAGAGCTGGCAGGGCAAGAGCGTGACGCTGCACATCCAGCGGCAGGACGGCACCCTGCCTGCCCCCATTTTGCTGGACGAAAACGCCAGCTGCACGGTTGGCAAGGAGTTCACGGCGTCGCGGTGCGGCAGCTGGATGCTGCTGGCACTGGGGGAGGACGGCTTCCGGGCGCTGACACGGCCGGCGCGATACGACTGTTACGAGACGCTTGCCACCGACGGCGACGCGGAGATCAGCCCGACGCAGTACGAGACCTTTGTGGCGCGGGTGCTGGCGTACTCGAACAGTGCGGCGACCAGCGCGCAGGAAGCGCGGAACAGCGCAGGTGCGGCCGCGAAGGATGCGAAGAGAGCCGAGGCGGCACGGACAGAAACGGTGACGGCGGCCGGACAGGCCGGGGCGGCACAGAAAGCGGCAGAAAGCGGCGCAGCCCGGGCCGAGGCGGCAGCCGATCGGGCGGAGAAAACGGCACCGGCGGACGGGCCGGTGAAGAGCGTGAACGGCCAGGGCGGCGTGGTGACCCTGACGGCGGAGGACGTGGGTGCGCTGGAAGCGGGCAGTGCGGACTATGTGGAGCGCATCGAGCTGAACGGGCAGGTGATGACCCTGACCATGGGCGACGGCAGCACACGGACGCTGCAGACCAAGGACACCACGGCACTGGATGTGATGACCGGCGTGCTGGGCGTGGAACACGGAGGAACCGGAAAGGACACAGCCCTGACGGCGGAGGATGTGGGAGCCTACGGCAAGAATGAGACCTACGCAAAGACGGAGGTGTACAACCAGAAAGAGGCCGACCAAAAGTTCGGCACGCCTGCCACGGCTGACCAGCTAGGCTCCGTAAAAGTTGGCGCTGGCCTCGGCGTGACAAATGACGGCACCCTGAGCGTGACCAGCGTCAACGGCTTTACGGTCAAGGCGCAGACCACCGACCCCGGCGTGGGCAGCGCCCTCGACACCGGCACTGTCCTGCTGGTGTACGCATAAGGAGGTGGGCGCATGAGCATCTATCTCGGTGCCGGGAGCACGGCACACAAAATGTCCAAACTTTATGTGGGCGTGGGCGGTCAGGCCCGGCAGGTGCAAAAGGTGTACGTCGGCGGTCAGGCCCGGCAGGTGCAAAAGGTGTACGTCGGCATAAATGGTCAAGCCAGGCTCGTCTACCAGAGCGGCACGCCCTTGGGAAATAAACCGGTTGGCAAAAAGGTGTTTTTTGACGTAGATAACATCCGTACAGAATGGATTATTGTGCATCAGGGTCTACCGGGCGATATGTACGACGCAAGCTGCTTTGGAACGTGGCTGCTGTGCAACTCCACAAGGTTCACGGGATCTTATAAATCCAGCGGTACCGGGTACGCGAATTCCGATTCACAAATATACCTGGAAGACACGTTTTTCAGGATGATCAAAGCGGATATCAAGCCGCTGATCAAGAAGGTGCGAATCCCTTATATGGGCACCGAAAGTTTTCCTATGGAGGAGGACCGGAGAGAGGGGGCGGATGGCCTGGCAACAAAGGTCTTTCTGCCCAGTATCACGGAACTGAATGGAGCCCTGACCAACACATATAAAGAGGGTGCGGCGCTGAGCTACTTTCGTACCGAGGCAACAGCCAGAAGAAAATGGTCCCGGCCTTACTGGACCCGGACGCCTACGAGCGGTGGATGGACCCCGAGTAAGGCGGCGTATGTTACCGCAGACGGGGCGTTAAAGGGTAACAGCGCAAAGTCCAGCTACAGCTACCGCCCAATTTTGGTGCTGCCGCAAGAGGTGCTTGTGGACGAGAGCGGCAATGTGATTGGATAAGGAGGCACTGTATGGACACTAAAATCAAGCCCGGTTACACCGCTCCGGCGGCAAAAGCCGATTACATCGCCATTGCGCAGGCCGTGAGCGAGCACAACGATGCCGCACAGCCCGGCCAGCGCTACTGGGGCGTTGCACTGGCAGACGGCACCTACATGGTGTACGAGGCGGGCACGGTACCTCCCCCGCCGACCGCCGAAGAGCTGGCCGCGAAGGAAGCCGAGCGCAAAAAGGCCGAAGAGCGGGAGAAGCTGCCGGAGACGGTGGCGGCGCTGCAAAAAGAAAACGAGATGCTGAAACAGTGTCTGCTTGAAATGAGCGAGACTGTTTATGCATAAAATCACACAAAAATTAGAAAGGTTGGTATTTATGATGGCGATGTTATGGGCACAGGAGATCATGAGCTGCGAGACCACCGAGGAGGCAAAGGCGCTGTATGAGCGCTGCCCCCGCCTGCTGAAGGCGAAGGTCAAGGCGCTGCTTATCAAGAGCGGCTTTGAAGAGATCGTGGAGGAAACCGCCGATGAGTAAAACCATCATGGATGTTTCCCGCTGGCAGGGCAGCATTGACTGGGCAAAGGTCAAGGCGTCCGGCCAGATCGGCGGCGTCATGATCCGCGCCATGGGCAACAGCGCCGACGGCAAGGCAAGCAAGCCTTACATTGACCCGCAGTTTGCCCGCAACTACGCCGAGTGCACACGGCTGGGCATCCCGGTGGGTGTGTATGGCTACTTTAAGGCCGTCAACAAGGCGGAGGCGGATAAGGAGCTGGCCTTGCTGAAAAGCGCTCTGACCGGCAAAACGCTGGGTCTGCCGGTGGCCGTGGACATCGAGGACAAGCTGCAGGCAGCCCTGAGCAAGGCAGCCCTGAGCGACATCGTGGCCCGCTGCCTAAGCGCGGTGGAGAGCTGGGGCGTGTACGCCATGCTGTACACCGGCTTGTATTTTGCGCAGACCAATTTGTACATGACCGGCGCGGCCCTCAAGCCCTATGATGTGTGGCTGGCTGCATACCGCAAGGAAAAACCTGAACCGGGCTGGCCCTTTGGTATGTGGCAGTACACCAGCGAAGGCACCGTGCCCGGTGTGAGCACCGGAGTAGACCTCAGCGTGGCCTACAAGGACTACGCGGGCATCATCCAGCGGGCCGGGCTGGGGCAGGTCAGGGGGTGAGACCAATGCAGCAAGTTTTTGCCTACATCTCTGCCCACTGGATGGAGGGAGCCATCTGGCTGCTGGGCATCGGCTGGGGCTACCTGATCAAAAAGGTCACCGAGTACCGGACCATCAAGGACGGCCTTCTGGCCATCATGCACGACCGGCTCTACCAGTCCTGCACCCACTACATCCAGCAGGGCGGCATCGACACCGCAGGCCTGAAAAACTTGGAGTATCTCTACAAAAGCTATCACGCCCTGGGCGGCAATGGCACGGGCACCGAGCTGTACAACCGCGCCAAGGCCCTGCCCATCCGTGACTGATACACCCACACAAGCCCGGCAACGCCGGGAGAAAGGACAAACCATGAACAACCTGAACAACAAGATCTCCGCCGGTACCATCGCCCGCACCGCCTGCCTGCTGCTGGCCCTGACTAACCAGATCCTCAGCGCCTGCGGCAAGCCTGTGCTGCCCATCGAGAGCGCCACCGTGGAGCAGCTGGTCACCGCTGGCATCACCACGGTGGCCGCGCTGATTGCCTGGTGGAAGAACAACAGCTTCACCACCGCCGCAATCCAGGCGGACAAGTACCTGGAGGACAAGAAGAGCCAGATCGGCAAGTAAGCCAGCCGCACTACTTAGCCGCCCCGGCGGCAGGCCGAAAGGCCGCATAGCATGACAACAGCCCCGTGGTTCCGGTGATTCCGGTTCCATGGGGCTGTTTTTTGCAGCGCATTCCGACATGTTGCGAGTTATAAGCCCGAATTTTTGCGCCACTTTTTGCGCCACCATTTCAGGGTCATCTGCGGAAAAATGGAGAAATTAACGCACTTTTCCGCGCAGAAGTGCCTTATAAAAACGATGCAAAAAGACCCGGAAAAGCTAGGCTGTAAGCCGCTTTTCTGGGTCTTTCATGTTGGAGCTACTGACCTGATTCGAACAGGCGACCTGCTCATTACGAGTGAGCTGCTCTACCAGCTGAGCCACAGTAGCACATTGCACATATTCTGCAACGGACAATATTTTACCATATTTCAGCATGTCTGTCAAGGATGGATTTTCCACCGGTGAACGTCACAGGATAAAACATGGCATGGAATATGCCCCAGTTTCTTGAAATCCATCTAATAAAAAAGATACTCCTTGTGCAGCTATACGGCTGCACAAGGAGTATCTTCAATATAACGATAGAACAACACTGCGTCCAAAACAAGTGTCAGGCGTTTTTTATCAGCGCTCAATGGAACAGCTTCTGCCCAATCCAGATGCAGATGCAGGCGCCGATGACTGAAATGATAAAGGACGTGATGCTGCCGGTGGCATAA